CAGCTGGCTTGATTTCATTTGTTTCAACAGAAGCACCAGCTGCTTACACAGCTACAAAGCGCACAGCAAAGTCATTTGTTTCAGGTACTTCTATCTGGACAACACTTCTTGGCGCAACCGATACAACAGGACGTCCAATTTACAACGCTGGAAATCCTATGAATAACGCTGGATCAGCAATTCCTACCAGCATTCGCGGCAACGTACTTGGCCTTGATTACTATGTTGACCCAAACATGGTTTCAACTTCAATCGACGAGTCAGCATTCATTATCGAGCCACGCTCAATCGAGATTTTTGAGTCTCCTGCGCTTACATTGGCAACTAACGTGCCAACAACAGGCGAAATTGAAATCATGCTCTACGGTTACATTGCAGCTCAGGCAACATTTGCCGGCGGACTACGTCGCTTCAACCTAACCTAATCCACTAATCATGGCCTAGGTGCGCTCCCGTATCTAGGCCAGCAGTACACGAAAGGACAGAGATGCCTAGCATTATTACAGCTTCACAGCTTCGAACAGTGTTGGGCGTCTCTGTCTCTTTATATTCTGACGCATATCTGGACTCAATAATTAACTCAGCTGAACAGGTAATTTTGCCTTTGCTTACTGCAAATCAAAATGCCATTTCAGGTGTTTATTTACAAAACAACGTTGCTTATTACATAACACAAAAGCCAAATACGTTTGTGGCTGGACAAAGTGTTGTAATTACTGGTTGCGTACCGTCAACGTTCAACGGCACATTGACGGTGACGTCAAATTATTATGATCCATTTCCTTATCTGCCTTACGCTTATCCTGCGCCTTATTATGTATTTACTTGCGCAATTACAAACGCAAACATTGACTTTCGCCCTGTAATTCCTGCGGGCGTTGCGTACCTATCCGGGGCAAATGCGGCCACGCTTTATGCAGGCACTGACGCGGTTGAACAAGCGGTCACGATCGTCAGCGTTGAAATCTTTCAAAGCGTGGTCGCACCGGGCGGTCAGATCGAAGGCGTGGACTTTACGCCGTCACCTTTTAGAATGGGTCGCAGCTTACAAAATCGCGTCATTGGCCTTTTAGGCAATTACATTGACGTCTCAACAATGGCTATGTAAATGCCTACGCCAACAACTATTGCGACAAATGTTCGCGGCACACTTGCGACAGCTTTGGCTAACGTAGCAGCTTCTGTCTATTCATCACCGCCAGAGGCCGTCATTCCACCAGCTTGTGTGATTGTTCCAGACGCGCCGTATCTGGAAACGACAACTATTGGCAAAAGCCAAGTTCGAGTCAAAATTAACTTTGTTGTAACTGCCGCTGTTGCATATAACAACACCGCAGGCGCGCTCGATAACCTTGAGCAACTTATTATTGCGATTATGGGCGCAATGCCTACTGGTTACACAGTTGGAGACGTACAGCGTCCGACAGTGCAATCGGTAGGGGCTTCAAATCTACTAGTGGCGGATCTCGCGGTCAGCACTTACTACACACAACAGACAATCTAAGGAGAAAACCAAATGCCAACAACAATAGTCACTGGTCGCGACATAGTCTTTACTCTTGCGACAGTTAACTATGACGCCCAGACCACATCAGTAACACTGGTCAACGCGCCTGTAATTACTACATATCAAACACTTGACGGCAAGGCTTACAAGCACATTGACGATCAGTGGACTCTCAACATGGAATTGCTTGCCGATTGGGGAGCTACAGGCTCACTATTTGAAGCAATGTGGACAGCCTTTACATCAGCGCCAAATACAGCTCTTGCGTTCAGTTTAACAACAGCCACAGGTGCAGTATTTACCGGCAACGTGTTCCCAGTAGCACCTACAGCTGGCGGCGCAGCACCAGACGCACAGACCGACTCATGGGCAATGCTTTGCTCAACAACACCAACACTAACAATCAGCTAGAAGCGATAGAAACGGGAGCACAAAACAATGAAACTGCCAATAACAATCGAGTACACATCAGGCGAGTTCGGTACATATACCGCACAACCGCCAGAGTGGGCGAAGTGGGAAAACAAGACAGGTCAGACTATTTCGCAAGCTCAAGACAAGATCGGTATTGCCGATCTGCTGTTTCTTGCATGGAATGCAATGAAGCGCGAAGCTGGTGGCAAGCCAATAAAGGGCTTTGAAGTTTGGTGTGAAACAGTTGCCGACGTGACGGTCGGTGAGGTTCTCCCAAAAGCTACGCCGCCGGAAGCGTAAATCGCATTCTGGTTGATCTAGCCTTGGCAACTGGAATTCCAATGAGCGAGTGGCAGACGGCGGAGCAGATTTACACAGCACTGGAGATATTGGAGAAGCAGCAAAATGAGCGACAGCGTTGAGATTGCTTACGACAAGGCGGATCTACGTCGCGTTTTAGGCGCTTTTAAAGCTATGGACGAGGAAGCCACGACGCAAGCCAAAGCTGTGTCTGGTTCTTTGGCAGAATTTGCTCAAGACAAAATTATCGGCACAGCTACTGGTCGAGGTCGAGCAGCAGAAAGAATTGCTCGCGGCTCAAAGGTTTCAAAGTCGTCGAAGGTTGGAGAGCTGTCTTTTGGCTTTGCCGGTCAAAAGTTTTCTGGCGGCGGTACAACAAAAGAGCTTTGGGGCGGCAACGAGTTTGGATCTAACAAGTTTAAGCAATTTCCTATTTGGTCAGGATCTGGCCCAAAAGGTCGAGGATCTAACGGCTGGTTTATTTATCCGACATTGCGCGCCATTCAGCCCGAAATCATTGCTAAGTGGGAAAATGCTTTTGACAAGATCCTCAAGGAGTTTTAAATGGTTGCGCAAAGTAGAACGCTCAAGCTGTCGATACTTGCTGACGTTGACCAGCTTAAAAAATCCTTAAACAGTGCAAATAATGACGTAGAAGGTTCAAGCAGCAAGCTTGGAGAATTTAGCAAAAAGGCTGGATTGGCTTTTGCCGCAGCTGGCGCAGCTGCTGGCGCTTATGCCGTAAAGCTTGCAGTTGACGGCGTAAAGGCCGCGATCGAGGACGAAGCTGCACAGATCAGACTTGCCACATCTTTGAAAAATGCAACAGGTGCGACAAATGACATGATTGCTTCTGTTGAAAAACAGATCCTCAAAACATCATTGGCTACAGGCGTTGCAGACGACAAGTTGCGTCCAGCTTTGTCTCGCCTTGCTTTATCGACCGGTGATGTAACAAAAGCGCAGGATCTTTTAAGTCTTGCCTTAGATATCTCGCAAGCTACGGGCAAGGGGCTGGACTCAGTAGCCAACAGCCTAGGCAAAGCCTACGACGGCAACACAGCAGCTCTTGGCAAGCTAGGCATTGGACTATCAGCAGCCGAATTAAAGGCTATGTCATTCACAGAAGTCCAGGGCAAGTTATCAGATTTATTTGGCGGCGCAGCGGCAGAAAACTCAAAGACATTTGCTGGACGACTTCAAATTCTTAAAGTCACATTTGACGAGGCAAAAGAGTCAATCGGTGCTCGTTTGCTGCCAATAATCCAGCAGCTTGTTGAGTTTATTGTCAACAAAGTTGTGCCAGCGTTAGGCAAATTTGCAGATTTCTTTAAACCAATTACAGACGCAATTAAAGATAACAAAGAGGAATTCACAACTTTCATCAACTTTATTCAAAAGTACGTTGTGCCAGTATTGGTCAATGTCTTAGGCGGAGCATTTAAAGTCGTAGGCGAAATCGCTGGCGGCGTCATAAATGTAGTTGGCGCAGTGATCGGTGCTCTTAATAGTTTAATTTCTGGCGCTGTTGCGGGTATCAACGCGCTAATTCGACTTTACAACTCAGTGCCATTTTTGCCTAACGTTTCACAAATTACAGCGCCGACAATTAACGTGCCTACGGTTTCAGTGCCTAGTGTGACTTCAACTTCTCAAGTGCCAACTATTAGCGTGCCAAGCGTCTCTGGCGGCACAGGATCATCAAAGTCAGGCGGCGGCGTATCCGCAGCTGTTGCCGGTGCAGCAATGGCAGCTGCTCCAGTTAATTATGGCTACACAGCTGCAAATCCGTCATTTACATACGGGGCAAATAGTGCGCCACCAATTAACGTGACAGTAAATGGCGCAATCGACGCAGAAGGCACAGCGCGCACAATCGTCAACGTTTTAAATGACTCATTCTTTCGCGGTACAGGCGGCGCAGGTGCGCTGCTAGGTGCAAGCGGTTGACACAGTGGGCGCCAGTTTGGCGAGTCAAGATTGCTGGCGTAGATGTAACTGACTCAGTTTTGGCCAGCCTTAACATAACCTCAGGGCGCACAAATATTTATGAGCAGGCTCAAGCTGGTTATTGCTCAATCACCTTAATTGTTTTTGACCAAGTTGCTATTAACTATCAAATAAATGACAGCTTGTCGGTCGAGGTTCAGGATACTTCTGCCGTTTATCAACCTATATTTGGCGGCTCGATTGTGGATATTGCTGTCAGCGTGTCAGAGGTCGGCTCAACCGCGTACACCCAAGAGGTGACAATTACGGCGCTGGGCGCTCTGGCGAGACTTCAAAAGGCGCTCACAGACGGTGTTTTGACTCAGGATTTTGACGGCAATCAAATAGAGACGATCTTGTCAGAATTGTTATTGGCTCAATGGAATGAAGTACCAGCTGCCGAAACTTGGGCGAGCTACGATCCGACGACAACTTGGGCTACAGCTGGAAACGTGGGCTTGGGCGAAATAGATACGCCGGGCAATTACGAGCTTGCACAGCGTTCATCATCTCGCACCGTCATTTACGATCTTGTTGCAGCCTTGGCAACTTCTGGCCTTGGCTATATATACGAGGACGCAAATGGCCTGATTGGATACGCAGACTCAACTCACCGAACAACTTATCTTGCTGCCAACGGATACACCGATCTGACAGCCAATCATGCGCTAGGTCGAGGCATAACAATTAAAACCAGAGCTGGCGACGTGCGCAACGATATAACGATCAAATATGGAGTCAGCAGCGGCAGTGAAGTCAGCGACACA